CCTTTTTTTATTTAAATTAAAACAAGATGAGGTGTTTAATATTTAATTATGAATAAAAGTATTAAACACAAAATTTATGGATGAAAATGTAAAACTTATGTTGGGGAACAACATAGACAAATTAAAAGAATTACCAAATAACTTCGTAGATAGTATCGTAACCGACCCACCTTATGGATTATCTTTTATGTGTAAGAAGTGGGATTATGATGTTCCATCTGTGGAGTTTTGGAAAGAGGTGTATAGGGTATTAAAACCTGGAGGCCATATCTTATCATTCGGGGGACCACGAACATATCACAGAATGGTTGTAAATATTGAAGACGCAGGTTTTGAAATACGTGACCAAATTATGTGGGTATATGGTAGTGGTTTCCCAAAGTCATTAAATATCCGTAAGGCTGTTGATAAGAAGTTGGGTAATGAATTACAAGATGATATTAAAGATGCAGTAAGAAGTAAAGTTAATACACCATATGAAGGTTGGGGAACAGGATTAAAACCTGCCAACGAGCCTATTGTATTGGCAAGAAAACCAATAGAAGAAAAAACAATTGCGGAGAATGTATTAAGATTTGGAACAGGTGGGATAAATATAGATGCTTGTAGAATTAGATATGATGAAATTAAACCATCAACAGCACATAGGTTCCCAGCTAATCTTATTATTGATGAAACTACTGCTGAATTATTGGACGAACAAAGTGGTATAGTAAAATCAACAAAATTTCCTGAAACATATGAAGGTGGTTTTGGTGCTGGTGAAAATACTTATGGTGCTGGTAAAGTAAATAATACAAGAGGTTATAATGATACTGGTGGAGCAAGTAGATTTTTCTATATCCCAAAGGTAAGTAAGAAAGAACGAAACTTGGGGTTAGATAATTTTGATGTTGATGGTAGGTTCCCTGCCAATTTTATTATTGATGAAACTGCTGCTGAATTATTGGACGAACAAAGTGGTATAGTAAAATCAACAAAATTTCCTGAAACATATGAAGGTGGTTTTGATGCTGGTGAAAATACTTATGGTGTTGGTAAAGTAATTAATACTGATGGAGCAAGTAGATTTTTCAATACAAGAGGTTATAATGATACTGGTGGAGCATCAAGATTTTTCTACATTCCAAAGGTTAGTAAGAAAGAACGAAACTTGGGGTTAGATAATTTTGATGATGTTGAAGATAAAGGTAGTAGTGAATTGATAAATACTCGTATAACCAAAAACAACCACCCCACAGTTAAACCAATCAATCTATTAACATATCTTGTTAGGTTAATAACACCACCAAATGGAATAGTTATGGACTGTTATATGGGTTCGGGTTCAACAGGGATTGCAGCAAGATTAGAGGGGTTCCAGTTTATAGGAATGGAAATGGACGAGGACTATTATAAAATTGCTGAGACAAGAATAAATAACTATGAGTTATATAAAGATTTAATTAAAAAGAAATAAATGTTCAATAAACCACTTCCGCCCCACTATTGCAAAACCCTTGTTAGCGGTAGTGCTTTGATTAATGCGGATTGTTTCGATATTTTCCCTTACATAAAAGATAAGTCAGTTAATCTTATTTTGGCTGATTTACCTTATGGCACAACTGCTTGTAAATGGGATAGTATTTTGCCTTTTGATAAACTTTGGGAACAATACGAAAGGATAATTACAGATGATGGTGCAATAGTTTTAACCGCTTCACAACCTTTTACAAGTGCATTAATAATGAGTAACCCTAAACTATTTAAGTATGAATGGATTTGGGAAAAATCAAAAGCGAGTAACTTTTTACAAACAAGTTATATGCCTTTAAAAGCACACGAAAACATAGTTATATTTGGTAAAGGTAAAACTAAATACAATGCCCAAAAAGTACAAGGAAAACCTTTTAATAAAGGGAATAGAAAACACGATAACGGAATAGTTACCGAAGTTTATAATAAAATACCAAATGCAGGAATTGAAATTGTGAATGAAGATGGTTTAAGAAATCCAAGAACTGTGCAATACTTTACAACTGCTGAAAGCGAGGGAAAATACCACCCAACACAAAAGCCAAAAAAATTGATGAAATATTTTATTTCCACTTACACAGATGAAAACGATGTTGTATTGGATAATACAATGGGTTCAGGAACTACTTGTTTAGCATCAAAAGAACTTAATCGTTTTTTTGTCGGAATAGAAAAAGAGAAGCAATATTATGAAATTGCAGTCAGTCGGGTATGCGGTTCGTAGCATTACCGCTAACGGATGGAAATGGACGAGGACTATTATAAAATTGCTGAGACAAGAATAAATAACTATGAGTTATATAAAGATTTAATTAAAAAGAAATGGAAGAAGGATTAAAAAACGAAATAATTAGATTAATTAATCTAAAAAAAACAAATAAATATGATGTTCAGAGTATGAGTAATATTATTAGAGAACATATAGATAAAAAAATGTCTATTTGTTCCCACTGTGCTGCTCAAATTAGATTTGCACAAAAACAATTATTAAATTGGTATAATAGACAAGAAACAACAGAAGAAAAAATAACAATATCAGAACCACCACAAAAAGTGGGGTGTCAATCCTGTAAACAGAAAACAACACAAAGTAAAAAAGGTGTTGTGATAAATACACAAAGAACAAAGAAATGATGGCAAAAAACAAAGGTGGAAGACCCCTAATATGGACTGAAGAAAAAGTTATGAAATTGGGGAATGATTTATTTAACTGGATGTTAGAAAGTCAAGACAATATATGGATGGAAACATTTTTATATGAAAATGGTGATATATACCCACAGTTTATTAGTGAAATGTGTATTAAATATCCCAAGTTTACCGAATTAATAAAAAAGGTAAAAAAAATACAGGAGGGTAAAATAGTAAATGGTGCTTTAAAACACAACCTAAACCCAACGATGTCCATATTTTTATTAAAAAATCATCACGGATATAGAGACAAACAAGAACAAGACATCAACCACAAGGGGGAGAATATTGTTATTAATGTTATTAAACCAAATAAAAATAATAATGGAGATTAATTTTTCCCCATCGTTAAAACAAGATTTAATTTTTGACTATTTTAATGATGAAATAACAACAGAGGTATTATATGGAGGTGCCGCTGCTGGTGGTAAATCATATGGTATGTGTGCCTTTATGATACTTAAATGTTTAGAATACCCCAAGATAAGAATTGGTTTAGCCAGAAATGAGCTAACCACCTTAAAAAAAACAACTGTAGTTTCTTTATTTGAGGTAATAAATAACTGGGGGTTAAAGACAGAAGAACATTACAAGTATAATTCAACCACAGGTGAAATTACATTTACAAATGGTTCAAAGATAGTTTTATTGGAATTAAGATATTTACCATCAGACCCCAATTATACAAGGTTGGGGGGACAATTATTAACGATGGGTTGTATTGATGAGGCTGGTGAGGTAGATGAAAAAGGAAAACAGATATTACAATCACGACTTGGTAGATGGTTAAATGGTGAATTATCAATCAAACCCTTCTTACTAATGACTTGTAATCCATCTAAAAACTTCTTGTATAGGGATTATTATATACCAAGTCAAGATAATACATTACCCGAACATAAAAAGTTTATTACAGCTCTTGTTTTAGACAACCCATTCATTACAGACGTATATGTTGAGAACCTACAAAAGGCATTATCAAATACAGATAAGGAAAGATTGATAAATGGGAATTGGAATTACGAAACCTCACCTGATGCATTGATGGATTATGAAACCATATTAAATATCTTCATTAACAAAAAACCTCAAGTTGAAAAAAGTAAAAAATATATCAGCTCCGATGTTGCGTTCACAAGTGATAATGCCGTGATTATGGTGTGGGAAGATTTAACTATAGTAGAAATAATAGTTAATCCAGAAGAAAAGATTGAAGACGTAATTAGGGATAAAGCAAAAGAATATAAAATACCCCCATATAATATTACTTGGGATAGTGATGGGGTTGGTAAATATTTAGAAGGATATTTAAGGGGTGGAAAACCAATAGTAAATAATGCAAGAGCACTCGGAGGGGAAAATTACCAAAATCTTAAAACACAATTATACTTCAAATTAAGTGAAGTGATTAACAAAGGTGATTTAAAAGTGGTGAAAACAAAATATGATGATAAAATTATTGAGGAATTACAAGAAGTAAAACATAAACCAACAGATAAAGTAAGTAAAATACAGATGGTAGATAAAGGTGAGGTTAAAAGGATGTTAGGGCGTTCTCCCGATTTTTCAGATGCAATGGCTTATAGAATGATTTTTGAGATTAAGAAAGCACCAGTTAAAACTTTCCGTATTTAATGTACAAAACACAACAATAAAAAATATATTTATTAAAAACAAAAAAAGGATAATATGATAAATTTAAAATTAGAAATTGATGATGAGGTAAAGGAATTTAATTTACCCCAATCGTGGGATGAAGTTACTATTGGTGATTTTGTTAAATTATTCTCTTTTGAAAGAGAGGGGTTAAATTCAGTAGAGTTATCTGTAAAAATAATAAATGTATTGACAGATATTGATGAAAATTTAATCATGATGATGGATGTAAAGGATTTTGAAAAATTGGCTGAAGTATTTGCGTTTACAAGTAAAGAATTAAAACCCACCAATGTTGAGAGTGTTGAGTTGGAAGGTGAAACATATTATTTAAAAAATGATTTTTCTAAACTAACAATGGGGGAGGTTATTAGTATTGAGACGATTTTACAATCAGCAGATGGTAATTTATTTAAAGTGATGGATAAGTTACTATGTATATTTTTGAGAAAGAAAAAAGAAAACGGAAAGTTAGAAGCCTTCAAAGGTGAATTTATGGATAGGGTTAATTTATTTAGAAATGCCCCAATTTCAAAAGTATATAACATATTCAGTTTTTTTTTAACTGGCGGGACTACATTAGAGGACAATACGAAGGACTATTTGGAAAGCCTGCCAAAATAAAAAAAGAGAAAAAAAGTAAATTTGATACTTTAAATAAAAAGACGGATGTTGATGATAGATTTAAATGGTTGGAGATGGTTTATTTATTATTAACCAAATTAAATACAACTGATGAAATGATATACAAGAAGAACTATATTGGATGTTTGAATTGGTTGTCTTATTTCTATCAAAAAAATAAAGTAGAACAAAGTAAAAACGGCAATATATGAGTGTAAATATAATTTCATTAAATCAAATGGTGGATTTGTTCAGTGGGTTCGCTGACAGACATTTTTTTTTAAATGATTTTGGTTTTGGACCAACAAGTGAAATAGGGACCTCAAGACAAATGGACTTCCCCTATATGTGGGTATCATTAAATGAAAATAGTTTAATCAACCCCCAAAATAGAACGGCAATACCAGAGTTGTCTTTTTCTGTTTTATTTATGGATAAGACAAATATTCAGTCAAATTATTTGGAAATAAATGGAGATAATAGCGACAACATCCAGGAGATATTGAGTGATATGTTACAAGTCCTACAAGATTTTATAACAGAGGTTCAGGTAGATTGGGGGAATTATGGTATTATATTTCAAGATGTAATTAATTGTTTCCCTGCAACAGATGAAACACAAGATAAAGTTAATGGATGGGTGGGACAATTTAGTTTTAAATTAAAACATTCAAATTGTATTTTACCAACCGGCGATATTACACAGACAAACTTATCCCCAATTAACCCTATGACGAGGTATTTGACTTGTGATACAGTAACCGCTTGCACCACATTACAACAATACATAACTCAACAAATATCAAATTTTACAGGAAACACAGGAACAAGTATTACAGGTTTCACATATCAAGATAATACCTTCACAATTACTGATGATAATGGTGGGGTATTTAGTGCCACTATTAATACTATGACTGGACTTACTGTAAATGGTGATATATCAGGAACAACTTTTTATGGGGATGGTTCAAATCTTACAGGTATTGTATTTAATGATATCTTCGTAACAGGGGGGACATATGATAACTCAACTGGAACAGCAACATTCACCAATAATAGTGGGGGGACATTTAACGTAAGTGGTTTTTATACTGGTTCAACTGATAATAACCAATTCGTAACGGGATATACCTATTTAAATAATACATTCACTATTGCTGATAATAGTGGTAACACATTCAACGCCACCATCAACACGATGACTGGTTTAACCATCAACGGGAACTTGGATGTAACCACAATAGATGATGTTGATTATATTGATTTTAATACATCTGCGGCACAAGCAGGGGATATTGGTAGATTGATATGGAATGATACAGATGGAACATTAAATTTAGGTTTAAAAGGTGGTAATGTGACATTACAAATAGGACAAGAAGAAGTTGTAAGAGTAGTTAATAAAACTGGTTCAAATTTACTTGAAAGTCAATATAAGGTTGTTAGAATAAGAACACAAGCAGAAGGTGGGGCACAAGGACAAAGGTTAGCAGTTTTATTAGCACAAGCAGATACTAAACACAACCATTCTGGTATATTGGGTGTTGTTACTGAAAATATTAACAACAATCAAGAAGGTTTTATTACATCATTTGGTAATGTTAATAACATAAATGCAACAGGTTCACTTCAAGGTGAAACTTGGTTAGATGGTGATGACTTATGGTTATCAGATACAGTTGCTGGTGGTTTAACCAATATAGAACCAACAACCCACCCAGTAAGAATTGGTTATGTATTGTATTCACACGCAGTAAATGGTAAAATATTTGTATCGTTAGATAATGGTGTTGATGAATTAGGTGAATTACACGATGTAACAATTACATCACCAATTGGGGGTGACACATTACAATATAATTCAACATTATCTGTTTGGGAAAACTCAAATCCATTTTGGACAATCGATTTAATGGATAATTCATCGGTTGAATTTTATGCTGTTGATGATGTTAAAATAAATACAATAACAAATATTGTTGGTTCCCCAACTATAACTATTGCTGATGATGGAGCACCCTATACATTAACAAATACTATTTTATCTGGAAGTAAAATAACTGTAACATCTGACATACAAAGTGTTATAAAATTAAATATTGAATACTAATGGAAGAAAGATATATTAAGGCAATAGACCCAAATAAATGGATAAGACCAGCAGGTTGGTTACAAATGCCAACTATAACATCTGCTGATAATAAAATTGCTATATTACACGCAGTATATAATAATAAAGAAAATACATTCGCATTAAGTCACGCATTATCAACAACTACTTGGAATATAGATTGGGGTGATGGAACTAATAATAATTACACAACAAACGTTACTCAACAAAAATCATATGTTTACTCCGCAACGACATCACCAATATTAGTTGATGAATGGGGTGAAAACTATAAACAAGTTTTAATTGTTATAACATATATTTCTGGAGTTCTAACAAATAATTGGAATTTTAGTCCAACTACGGCTGTTCGTCCAGGAACACCTCAACTTTTAGAAATTGTATTTAGTTGGAACTCGTTATTTCTATCAAATAGATATATGCCACTACTAAAATCAATTAATATTGTAAAAGGTATTAGTAATGGTAGTGCAATAAATTATTTTTCTTTTTTTCCAGCATTAGATAATTTAAATTTAGATAATATTGTAACAAATACCAACACTACCTCGCAAACTTTTCTATCAAATTCAGGTAATATTAGTTTAGGTAATTTAAATTGGAATACAACAGGTATTATTACATCATTTTTTAGTGGTTCTAATATTAGAAAAATAGGGGATTTAAATTGTCCAACAACAATATCAATGGGTTCAATGTTTTTGAATTGTTCTAACTTAACAGAAATAGGGGATATAAATTGTCCTTTATCTACTAATTTAAGTGTAGCATTTCAGAATTGTAAAGAACTAATTTCAATTGGTGATATAACTTTAAGTCCTGGATTAACAACAATATCCGCGACATTTCAAGGTTGTTATAAACTAAGAAGAATTGTTTTTTTAAGTGATTTAAGTTCATTAACTACTATCACTTCTACTTTTACAAATTGTCAATCTTTAGA